TAAGATGGTTAAATTGATGGGTGATAAATTCCCTGATGTATCTATCCCGGACTCTACTATGAACAGCTACACTGTTGCTTATCTATCTAGCGGCCTTAGGGAAGAAGCTTTGGACCAGCTTTTCAAACGTGAAAGCGAAAGACAATCAAGAGGATTCCTCGCGCCTAAGATGAAATCATGAAGACGGCTAAGAAATCAGAGAGAGGTAAACTAAAAGTTTCCTCAGAGAAAGTAGATGTACCATCCCCATCTGGATATCACTGGATGGAGGAGCAGGGTAGATACTATCTAATGGAGGGGGATTATAAACCGCACCCCGGAGCTGTAGAGAGGGCATCGTTTAAAGTGGCTAGTCAGCACGACACAGATTTAAGAAGTTAAACAACAACTATATTTGCTATATGGAATACGGTAGAAAATACGGAATGGGCGGTAATGTCGATAGGCTCAGGTCTGCCTTCAGTAGAAAAGGCGAAGAAGGAGTTAAAGTCACTGGAGCT